GGCCAAGGCCGCCGGGGAGGCTGCTGAAGCGGCGATCAACGGCAAGAAGATCAGCGAGCTGCTGCCGAAGCAGTACACGATCGCCGAGGGTAAGGCCGCCCGCGCCTCGATGTTAGCTTTCAAAAAAGGCGATATTCAGAACGCCGCAATCCAGAAACGAGCGCAGCTCCTGAACAATGCGCTCGCCAAGCGCGCCGCCGAAGCCCAGACGCAGATCGAGCGGGCGCTCAAGTACTTCCAGAAATTCGATAAGCCCACCGTCGCCAAGGCCGTCGGCGCCGAATACATGGATCGCATTGAGGAGCTGCTGTCCCGATTCGACCTCAGCCGCAAGGGCGCCACCCTGACCGCCATCACTGAGCGGCAGAACCTGCGCGACTGGCTGCAGTCGGAGTTCGAGCGCACCGGCATCATGCCGGACGTCTCCGAGGAGCTGCTCGACTTCGCGCAGCGCCAGAGCTACCGCGAGCTGACGGTCGAGCAGTTCCAGGGCCTCTACGATTCGATTCGCAGCCTTGAGCACGTCGGCCGCGAGCAGCAGATGGTCGAGCTCAACGGCAAGCGCGAGGAGCTGCAGTCCAAGGTCGATCAGGCCAAGGCCAACCTGGCTGACGTGCCGCACCGCGAGCCCGTCGACCTGCAGCCGCACCTGCAGCACGCCACCGGTCTCGACCGGATCGCCGCCAAGTACCTGAAGCTCAAATCCAACCTGCGCGGCATGGACGCGGCCCTGCTCAAGATGGAGCAGGTATTCCAGTGGCTGGACCGCGGCAAGCGCGCCGGCATCGAAACCGACAAGGCCGGCCCGTTCCTCGATGCGTTTGCGGAGACCGCCCGCGCCGAAGGCCGCGAGCGGCAAATGCGTGCCGAGTCGGTGGCCGCGCTCAAGGACCTGCGCGAGATCCTCGTCGATGCCGGCGTCGACCTAAACGAATCCCTGCAGATCCCGCTACCGCGGCCGGGTCGCGGCGAGCAGTGGTACCGCGAGGAGCTGATCGCCGCCGCGCTCAACACCGGCAACGAAAGCAACTTCGACGGTCTCGTGAAGGGCTACGGTTGGACGCCGGACCAGGTCATGCACGTCCTCAACGAGCACCTCTCGCACGACGAGTGGAAGTTCGTCCAGGGTGTCTGGGATGCGGTCGGCAAGTACAGCGATGACATCTCGGAGCTGCAGCGCCGGCAGACCGGCCGCACCCCGAAGATGGTCAAGCCGAACCCCGTCCAGACCAAATACGGCACCTTCCCGGGCGGCTACTACCCGAAGGTCTACGACGCGTTCATCGACCACAACATCGAAGAGAAGTACGCCAAGAACGCGGACACGCTCTTCGAGAACCAGTGGGCGCGCCCGACTACCAGCAAGGGCCACACGATCGCCCGCACAAACTACGTCGGCCCGCTGCACCTGAGCCTGGGCGTCATCGCGCGGCACCTCGACCAGGTCACGCACGACCTCGCGTGGCGCGAACCCATCGTCAACATCAACAAGTTTTTATCGCACTCGGAGATTCGGGCCGAGGTCGAGCAGACCATGGGCCGGGAATACTACAAGCAGTTCCGCCCGTGGCTGCAGGCGATGGCGAACGACAAGGTGTTCAACAGCACCGGCGACGCCGCCTGGGAGAACTTCTACCGCAAGGCCCGCACCAACGCGACGGTCGTCGGCCTCGGGTTTCGGCTGTCGACCATGCAGATCCACGGCCTGTCGGCGCTCTCGAGCTCGCTGGGCGAAGTCGGCGCCAAGTGGCTGGCCAAGGGCGCGGCGGAATTCGCGACGCCGGACCGGTGGAACAACGCCAAGCAGTTCATGTTCGAACGGTCGCCCGAGATGGCCAACCGGTTTAACGAACACGACCGCAACATCCACGAGGCGATCAGCGAGATCAACGACCACCAGCGGGCGCTGTCGAGCCTGACCAACAAGCAGAAGCTCGTCGACAACGCCCAGCGCTTCGCGTTCTTTGGCGTGAGCGCTCTCGATATGGCTTCGGCCGCGCCGACGTGGATGGGCGCCTACCTGAAGGGCATGGCGCCGAAAGAGAAGGGCGGCCTCGGGATGTCCGAGGAGGATGCCATCGACTACGCCAACCGGGCCGTGCGTAACGCCCACGGCGGCGGCGGCGTCAAGGATCTGTCGGCCGTTCAGCGCGACAAGGGCGTGATGTCCCTGGCGACGATGTTCTATTCCTTCTGGAACCACATGTACAACCGGCAGCGCGACCTCGCGAAGGGGTACGCCAACCTGCCGGACAGCTTCCGTAACGGCACCGGCACCCGGGACTTTGCGGCGCTGCTCGGGCGCTCCTGGTATTACTTCGTCGTCCCCCAGCTGATCCACGCGCTGCTGAAACCGGATACGAGCAAGGACAACGACGGGTCGCTCGGACACTTTCTCAGCCACGTCGCCGACGAAGTCGCGCTCGGGTTCGTCTCGGGCGTCCCGGTCCTGCGCGACCTCGCCAACGCCGCGGTCAACGGCAAGGACTACACGATCACCCCGCTCGAGCAGGCGGGTAAATCGATCGTCAAGGCCGCCGAGGACGCCTACAAGACGGCGACCGGGGAAGGCACGTCCAAGCACGCCGGCGAAAACGCGGCCAATGCCGCCGGCTATGTCATGGGACTGCCGACCGGCCAGGCGGCGACGACCGGCCGATTCCTCTGGGACGTCTGGAACGGTGACCAAAATCCGCAAAGCCTGCAGGACTGGTGGTCGGGAATTCAGCACGGACAGGCGGCCAACCAATGACGGTGTGCAACCGCGAAAGCGGCAAAGCCACAATTCTCAGCAGTAAAGAGGGACTCTGATGACCATTTCATCCACCGTCCGCAAGGCTGGTCCCTTCGTCGGCACAGGTCTTGTCTACACCTACCCGTTTACGTTTAAGGTCTTTCAGGCGAGCGACGTCCTCGTTCAGCAGATCGACACCAGCGGGAATATCACGACTCTCACGCTGACCAGTCAGTACAGCGTCAGCCTGAACTCGGACCAAAACAATAATCCTGGCGGTTCGATCACGCTCGTGACGGCATTGCCGACGAGTTACCAGCTTGTGATCGGTTCGCAGGTCCCGGAGCTGCAGTCGACGGTAATCACCAATAACGGTGGGTTTTATCCCCAGGTTATCACCGACGCGCTCGACAAGCTGACGATCCTTGTTCAGCAGCAGCAGCAATACTCGAATAACTCGCTGCAGATTCCGCAGGCTTTGTCGGGCGTCGGCGTTACGGTTTCGCCCAAAGCCAACAATCTGCTCGGCTGGGACGCGGCCGGCGCAAATCTCGTTGACGTTGATCCCTCAACGCTGATTCAAGTCTCGGCCTACGGCACGGCCAACGGTGACAAGTTCACGGCCACGGCCGGACAGACCGTGTTCACGTTGTCGGGTAATCCCGGCGGCATCAACAACCTCGATGTGAGCTTGGACGGCGCCACGCTGGTGCCGACCTTGGATTACTCTTGGGCGGCGCCGTACACACTGACCCTCACCGGAGGCGCGAAGGCCGGACAGACGTTGTTTGTCCGCTACCTGCAGGCGTTGCCGCAAGGGACGTTTACTGCCGGCGGCAGCTCGGGCCAGATTCTTTACAACAACGGAAACCAAGTTTCCGGCTTCACCATGACCGGCGACGTGACGGTGAACCCGTCAACTGGCAATGCAAAAGTCGCTCAAGCCAGCGCCGCGAATCTGAAATACATGTCGAGCGTCTCGTGTTTTGGCGATTCATTAACGCAAGCCACAGGCGGACAGACTCCATACCCGACGCAGTTGTCGGCAATAACCGGATACAACACCGTCAACAATGGCGTCGGTGGCTATACCTCGTCGCAAATCTTGACGGTGTTTCAAGGCGTTCCAACTCAGTGGCCGAACCTGACAATCATCTGGGCGGGTCGCAACAACTACAACTCGCCGACTCAGGTTCTTTCCGATATCGCGACCATGGTTGCGGATATCGGCCACGACGGCTATTTGGTGTTGAGCATTCTCAATAACAACACCGAGGTGTCGGGAAGCGCCGGCTATAACGCGATCGCGTATCTGAATTCGCAACTCGCTTCAATTTACGGATCTCACTACCTCGACGTGCGATCCATCTTGGTCGCGGCGTACAACCCGGGCAACCCGACCGACGTAACCGATCACGCTAACGATTGCCCGCCGTCTTCGCTCAGATACGACACGTTGCACTTAAATTCTGCGGGCTATGGGATTGTCGCTGCGGCAATCAAAAATGTCGTGTCCACCCTTCGTGGAACTCGCGGGGTGCCGGTATCGTCTGCCGGAACGGTTGATCTGTTGTCGAGTCCGCCCGAAATCGGCGTGGTGTCTCCGAACGTCGGTTCATTCACCACGTTAACCGGAACAACGATTTCGGCAACCACCAGCGCAACTATTGCAGGGAAAACCATAACGCTGTCCGGCGATTCAACGTCATTGCAGTTCCCATCGTTTGTAATTCCAACCGCAGACAATTCGTACAACTTAGGTTATGGCCCGTCTCAATATCGATGGGCTAACGGCTATTTTTCGGCTCAGTTGACGTGCAACAACATCGTTATCAACGGCAAGACGTTAAACGTATCGTCTGATTTAACGTCGCTTCAGGTTAACGGCTTATTTATTCCGTCAACCGACGCGACCTATGACTTGGGTTACAGCCCCACGACGCAACGGTGGAGGAACGGAAACTTCTCGGGAACCGTTACCGCCGGCCAAATTACTTCGACAGCCGGAATTTCGGGTCAGACGCACAATTCGAATTACAAAACGTACGCTGTGTCGTCGGGTGCTTCTCAAGATCTTTTGAGCGTTGGTAGTTACCAGGCAACCGCAAACGGATTCCTGGCTATTCGATGCGCAAAGAGCGGCGGCGTTACGGTTTCACTGTTTGCCGTCAGCATGATGGGATCAGGAACGCCATCAACGTATACGCCGATCAGCACGCAGAATTACGGTACAGGGTCGGCGACGTTCACGATTACTGAATCGTCGGCTGCCGGCGTTAACAAACTGACGTTCAACAATACGTCGGGAGCTGCAGTCAACATTACCGTCACGCCGATGTGGGTCTATGTTGATGGTAGCGCGGTAATCACGTACTTCTAAGGCTAACTCATGACCGCCTCATACAACCTGAGTCAGATTGGTTCTCAGTATTCGCAAACCGCTGCGGAGTTGGCTGCGAACGTGACGCCGACGAATTACGGGTATCCGCCGCTCAATGTGCGGCGTTACGGTGCGGTTCTCAATGGTTCGATGAGCTCAGGGGTTGTCAGCGGTACGGATGACACTGCGGCCTTCAACGCGGCGATCATTGTGGCGAATGCGGCGGGCGGAGGCACCGTCACTTTTGACGGGCCTGCGCGAGTTCTCAACATTACGGCCAAGGATAAGGTCAGCATTCAGGGCGTCGGCAATCCGACCATGTATGTAAACCCTACCGCAGCCAGTGACCAAGCGATCAACGCGCAAGGATCTTGGGGCATCAGTACGGCCCTGACTGGCACCGCAAGCGTCGGGGCGAGAACCGTCACCGTCACGAGCTCGAGCGGTTTGTCGGTCGGCCAGTACGTTCAGATTGGGGATCTGACCTACGTCTACGGGACGACCGGAACGGCGCAGGCTCTGTACCCAACATCGACGAACGGACAGAACCGCGAGATTAACCGAATCACGGGTATCGCTGGCACGACCATTACGCTCGAGCATCCGCTGATCGGGACATACACAATCGGCGGATCGCAGGCGGCGGCGCTCACCGTCGTCAACGCGATTTCGAATTTTCAGTATTCCGGGTTCCAGATTGCGATTGCGACAGGAACGAACGGCGGCGGAATGTTCCTGCAGCTCTGCGCCGACTTCGACATCAGTCGTATTCAGTTTTGGTATCCGGCGGCGTGGCCGGCCTGCCGCTTGGTGGGCTGCGCGCACTTCACCTTTACGAACAATCGGATCCAGCAGGGGCAGGGATCCGTCAGCGGTGGGAGCTCGGGCCTCGCGCTGGACATCATCGAGGGATCTCACAACTGGGTCGTCACGAACAATATCTTCGAATGGTACAACCAGGTCGAGATTGGAATGCGTGCCCGGCACGGCGTCTTCTCCCACAACATTTGCCGTCACCCGGTGGACGATGCCGTCAATACGCACGGCAACCTGAACAGTCACATTCTGATTTCTGACAATCAGATCGACGGATCGGAGAACACCGGCATCGCCGTTGGTTACTCGAGTGACCTTGCTGGGGACAGCTACATCACCGTCCGCGGCAACAAGATCCGCAACAGCGGCGGCAATGCGATTTCGGTCGCGAGCTCGTCGGGCAAAGAGCACACCTATGTCCGAATTCAGGACAACGACATTCAGGGTGTGAAGCTGACGTCCAGCGGCACGTCGGGCGGCATTTTCTGCAATTACGCGATCGACCTGTTGGTAGCGGGCAACTTCCTCGATGGGACGACGATCGGCAACACGGCCGACAATGCCATCAGCGTCGTCAACTCGAACAGGGTCAAGGTAACCGGAAATAAGGTCCGCAACTTCCCGTCGGGATACGGCATCCAGATGACGAGCTGCTCGAACTACGACGTGGCGGGCAATGACGTCTCGTCGGTTGCAGCGAATACGGCGGTCTATTGCGCGACGTCCACGGGAACGAACCGCGTCGTCAACAACTACACCGACGGCACGAACGCGACCATCGAATCCGCGACCTTGCAGTGGGGCAATACCTGGAACGGTACGCCAACACAGCTAACCGGGTGGGGAACCCCGACCGGCGGCACGACCCTCAGTAACTTCCCGGGAGGAACGGCGACACTTGCCCAGACTTCTGGTGCGGTGGCTCAAATCATTTCGTCACTGAAGGCCTTCGGGCTGTTTGCTACCTGAGGGATACAAATGGCCTTCTTCCTATTTTCAGCGGTCGCGATGTTGCTCATCGCCGATTACATCCTAAACGACGACAACCACAAACCTAGGCATTAGGAGACCCCAATGGAAGCCCTGCTGATTCTGTTCGCTGCTGTTGTCCTGGTTGCCGCTGGCGCGGTTGCCTGGGCGAAGTTCGGTGCTAAGGCGACGGCCGACGTTGCTGCCGTGAAGGCGACGGCCGATGCCGACATCGCCAAGGCCACGGCGACTGTTGACGCCGTCAAGACCGACCTCGGGAAGTTGTAACGTGTCTGCCGTCGACCATGAGCGGATCGCCGACGGCGCTGCGATCACTGCCTGGGTGGGCTGGTTCTTCAGTCACATCACGGCAGCCAACGAGATCCTGCAGTTCATCGTTCTGGTGATTGCGTTGATCTCCGGCACGTACGCGCTTCTCTACCACCGACGCCGGCTGAAGGCGATGAAATGAGCGCCGAGCTCGACATCGCCTTACCGCGGATCCGGGACGCCGAGGGCTACCGCAAGTTCCCGTACAAGGACTCGGTCGGCGTCCAGACGATCGGCTACGGCTGCGCGCTGGACACCGGCTGGCCGGAGACCTTTGCCGCGGCGGTCTGCAAGCTGCAGGTCGAAGAGGCCGAAACCGAGTGCATGGAGCTCGATTTCTGGAACGACCTCGATCCACTCCGTCGAAGCGTCCTGATCGAGATGGTCTTCAACCTTGGAATCGATCGCTTCCTCGGCTTTCATCGGATGCTTGCCGCCGTGAAAGCCAAGGACTGGACCGCGGCGGCTAACGAGATGCTCGCCTCGAGGTGGGCGCAGCAGGTGGGCGGCCGAGCGAATCGACTAGCTCGGATCATGGAATCGGGGGCTGATCAATGAAGCTCCCGGTTGCAGTTCCGCTGATGGGGAACCGCATCCGGATACAGGTTCTCCCGCGTGATCAATGGCCCCATGGCGATGATTGCATCGGCCTGTGGGAACCCCAACAAAACCGAATTTCGATCCTCGAGGACATTGAGCCAACCGCTCGAGCTCATACGTTCTGGCACGAGCTGCTGCACGCAGCGCTCGACCTTATGAATAACAAGCTCTCTGCGAACGAGAAGTTCGTGGACCAATTATCGGGACTGTTACACCAGGCCATCAGCCAGGCGGAGTACCCGAAAGCCAAACGCAAGAGGAAGGCGTAATGGGTTTACCCAAGGCGACGGACGAGCAGGTGTTCGCTGCGTTGAAGCGAGCCGGGTGGTGTCGTCAGAAGGCGGCGACCTTGTTGGGAATGACCCATCGATCCGTTCAAGGACGAGTCGCTAAAATGCGTTCAGACGGGCGCGACATTCCGGACCCACCACCCGCGAAATCGATAGCGTCCTCTGAGCTCACAAGACCAAGACTCGAGTTCGACATCCCGACGCTACCGGACGGGCGCATCAATGTGTCGGAGCTCATCGAGCGGCGCAAGCGGGCATTCGAGCGGCGCGACATAGCGGCCAAAGCCCGGGCGCTGATCCCTGTGAAGGTGCGCGGCACCCAGCCGATCGGCATCTGTATGCTCGGCGACCCTCACGTCGACGACGACGGTACTGACCTCGCGCGTCTCGAGTCGGATATCCGGACCATCAACGCGACGCCGGGGCTCTACGCCGCCTGCGTTGGCGACCTACAGAACAACTGGGTCGGCCGTCTGGCGAGGCTCTACGGCAACCAGGAAACGACGGCAAGCCAAGCCTGGCAGCTCGTCGAATGGTTCGTACATGAGCTTTCGAACAAGTGGCTCTTTATGGTTCAGGGCAACCACGATCACTGGAGCGGATCCGGTGACCCCTTGCGCTGGATCCAGCGGCAGGCCGGCGTGGACCTAACGGGCGAACATACCGTTCGCATCGCGTTGCGATTCCCGAACGACGTGGAAGTGCGCATCGCCGCCCGCCACGACTGGCCCGGCAATTCGATGTGGAACCCGTCCCACGGCCAGCTGCGCGCGGCGCACTTAACCCACCACGACCACGTCATCGTCAGCGGTCACCGGCACTCGGGTGGCTACCAGCTGCTCCGGATCCCGGCGACCGGGATGCTGGCGCACCTGGTGCAGCTCGGCTCCTACAAGATCCACGACGATTACGCGGACGCGCTGGGCTTCCCGAACAAGCTGATCGCCCCGTCGGCGACGGCCATCATCGACCCTAGGGCCGGCGAGCTCGGGCTTGTCCGGATCGAGCACGACCTTGAGGCAGCGGCCGATTATCTGACCTGGGCGCGAGCTCGGAGAGCGGCATGAGCCGCGAGGAAAGCTGCAGGGAGCTTGAGGACCAGATTGCGGTCCTGCGGAACTTCTACGCGTTTCGGACCAAGGCGCCGTCGCGCCAGCTGCGGCCGACGACCGCGCAGGACATCGAGGCCCTGCGCCAACAGGTTCAGGACGTCTACAACATGATTTGGACCTTGATCTTGGCGCTCGACGCGGTGCAACGACTTCTAATCCCAGAGCGGGTTCCGACCCGGTAAGAGGAGCGTGTGATGGACTGGATGGGTACTCTCAAGAAGTTGGCCCCGACCGTGGCCACGGCGCTCGGCGGTCCGTTGGCCGGCGCGGCGGTAACCGCCCTCGGTTCTGTTCTGGGTGTCAGCCAGCCGACGCAGGACAAGATCGCCCAGGTATTCCAAGACGGGCAGCTGACGCCGGACCACCTGGCGGAGATCCGCAAGCTCGAGCTGCAGTACCAGAACGACGAGAAGGAGCGCGGCTTCCGGTACGTCGAGCTGCAGTACAAGGACGTCGACAGCGCCCGCAATCTGGCCGTCCAGACCAAGAGCTCCACACCGACGATTCTCTCTTATGGGATCCTGCTGGGCGGCGGCTTCATGATTGCCTCGGTAATGCAGGGCTGGGCGAAGGTCGATTCGGTCCTCGCCGGCACGCTGATCGGCTACGTCGTTTCGGAGATGAAGCAGGTCCTACAGTACTGGTTCGGGTCCAGCGTCGGCAGCAAGGACAAGGACGACACCCTGGCCGCGGCCGTGGCGGGAGCCGGGAAATGATCGACGACGACGTGATCGGAGACGACATTCCCGTCGATGCGGTCAACTACCCGCCGCACTATCAGCAGGGCATGATCGAGTGCATTCAGGCGATCGAGGCCCAGCTGACGCGTGAGGAATTCCGCGGGTACCTGAAGGGCAATGTCGCGAAATACGTTTGGAGGGAACGCCACAAGGGCGGCACGGAATCCCTGCGCAAGGCTCAGTGGTACCTCGAGCTCTTGATCGATATCGACACGAACTCATGACCGCGCCGAGTCTGCCGGCGCCAGCGTGGGCCGGTGAGATCAACCGGCGACTGGACCAGCTACCGTCAGTCCTGCGGCAGCAGGAGACGATCGGGCGTCTCCTGACGGTCATCCGAGCGCTGACGGATGAAAAGGACGCTTTGACCAAGGCGCTGGCCGACAGCCGCAATCAATTGGCTGCGGCGAAGGCGGAGATCGACGAGCTCCAGCAGGTCATTATTCGGCGACTTGCCGATCGGTTGCCGTAATGGGTCACGCCCTGCTGATTCTCATTTTGGCGCTGTGGTTTGCCGGGCATCCCCGACTGGCGCTTATTGCATCAGTCGGGGTGGGGTGGCATCTCAATCGGATCAGGCGGCGGTTTCGGTAGAGCCCCGCGCACGTTCATGGGCAACGACGAGGGCGGCGAAGCGTTCAAGGTAATCGGGCAACCAACCGACCTTACGCAAATCAATTTCTTTTTCGACGAGCGCCTCTCGCGCCATCTCAAATACCCGCTGCCTCACGCACGCAGGGCGCTCACACCACGGGTGGCAGCTGTGAATGTCATCTTGGGTCATGCCTGAAATCTCCGAAACAGCACATCGATTCTTTGCGCGCTCTTGACCGTCACCCGATCGCGTCCGAGCTGTAGCGATACGCCATTATTTCCGAGCAGCTCGCTGACTTTTGCTTTGGTAAAGCCCTCATCGAGGAGCCATTCGACTTTTGACCAGGTGCGATCGGCTGGCACCAGCGCGCCATCGGACGCGATCGACAAGTCGCATCGCAGGATTCGGCGTTCGGTCTCGGCGCGGATCTTTTGTTTTGCGCCGGTGCGGATGAGCTGCAAAACGCTGTCAGCAATGTCCGTGGCCGCGGACACCGCTCGTCGGCCGACGCCCTGGTCGGACAGCTTCAGCAAATGCCGACGGGCTTTCGCGGCCGACACTAACCCGTTCCATTCACCCGATCGTCGAGCAGCTGCACGGCTGCGCTCGTATGCCGTATTGGCTGCGCGGCAGTCGTCGCAGCGGCACTTAACGGAATACCGTGCTCGGGTGCCGTGAGGAAACCGTTCTGGATCGGCCGTCAGCGCTTTGACGCTGGCGCGGGTCATGGGTTGTCCTCCAACCACTCCTCGGCGTCACCCAGGGCGTTGTCCCATTCCTCATCGAACGTCTGTTCGTGGTTGTGCAACTTGCACCAGATCGGATCCGACCGGCGCATGACGTCGACCAGAATCTCGACGATGTCCCTTGCCTCGAGGCTCATGGCGCGACCCCCAGAGCTCGCTGGGCGATCGTCTCAATCTCGGACACGATCCCGCGGCGGTTCTCGTCGCACAGCTTGAGAATTTCCCGCAGAGCATTGCGGCTTTTGTTGGCGTCGGTCTGCGCGGTCATCCAATACTCGCGCAGCGCGTCCATCCGCTCCTCGAATTCGAGTTCGCTCATGCGGCACCTCCGACCGTTCCCAGCAGCTCGTCGATCGCGTGGGTGACGAATGCGGCGTCGTGAGCGATGGCCGCGCGGTTGCGCAGGTCGACTAGGGCGTAGCGGATTTTCTGGAGCTCCGCCCGTAGCGAATCGCGCTCGGCTTTGGCGGCGGAGGCATTGCTGGCGTGGATCTGCGCCGAGGCCTCGAGGGCCTTCATCGTGTAGCGCATCCGTTCCATTTCGGTGCGCGAGCTCATGCCGCACCTCCCTGGCGCTGCTTGTGCCACTCGTTGCGGATGGCCGCGCAGGCGTCGCAGATCCACATCCGTGAGCCGGTTGCCGTTCGCGAAAAGCGGACGAGGCCCGGGCGGAAGCACTTGGGACAAGTGCCTTCGCGGGTGCGGTCTTTGGTCGTGTCGCTAGATAATCCGGTCGGATGACGCGGCGGCAAAGGACCTCGCGACGGCTTCATCGCCGACACGCCACCCTTCCAACGTCCGTTCTTTTCTCCGACGGCGCTCCGATTTCGCGCAACTCGATCCGCGACATTTTCGGCTGGAGAGCCGACAGAAAGGTGCGCGGGATTGCAACACAACGCCTGGTCGCACCAATGCCGAACGACCTTGCCGTCTGGAATGGGACCATTGAAAACGGTGTGGGCGTAACGGTGCGCCCGCCAGGCGCAAGTGAATTGGCCGTAACCGGAACCGTCTCCGCCACCGGTCCAGATCCAGCATCCGTCCAAGTCTGCTACGTGCAGCTTGGACAAAAAACGAGCGAGATCAGGCCATTTACTTAACAGTCCCTTATCAACCCGCTCCATGAGAGCGGGGGTTGAGACCTGCAAGTTATTGTTTTTATTGGTGGGCGCGATAGGGATCGAACCTATGACCCCTTCCATGTCAACGGCCTGTATTCCCTGATTTTTCAACGACGATGTCCTACTGGTAGTCATTTGCGGCTCTCTGTGAAAACAACGACTTAACGGACTCTACTTGCCAGTCCCTTAACAGTGGCAGCCAGGGCGGCGCGACCTCGCGAATGAGCGTTTCGATCGCGTCACGGGCGGCGTGCATGTAGCCCGCTCGAGCGTAGAGCTCGGTCTCGGATCCGCCGAAGCGGTGGCCGAGCATCCCGAGCACATCCGCCTCCGGTACGCCTTTGGCGCGCAACCAAGTC